GCGTAATGATTACCGATAAAGGAAACGCCAGTAAAGTTGTTTTGCGTGATTTTCGTATAGACGGGCAAGGTGTTGCTGGCGTTACCGATCTTATTAAGATGGGTTACGGCGCAGAGCCTCTTGGTGGCGGTGAGTGGAACAATCTATTTTTGTATGGCGGCTCAGTAGGCGCACCAGCCTCTCATATTACGGGTATTAACGCTGTTACAAACGTTTTTACGTTTACGGAAATTGAAGCTGGGTTTTGCGGCACCGATTTTAAACTCGGCCCTAATAGCGGCGTCACAACTTATACTCGTTGCTTTACCATTAGCGCAGTAAACTACGGTTTTCAGTTAAGCGGTAGCGCAGCAATTAAAGATTGCGAAATTGAAGCGCCCGGCGCCGCGTGCGTTGGCGTGTATGCAAGCCGTGAAACAGTTATTTCAAACTTAACGTATTCAACGTCGCCTAGCGTCACAAACCCTTTTGCGATAGAAATTGATGCTTTATGCCCGATGTTTTACATGGACGGTTTTGTCCATATTTACGGCGCTGGCGCATCTCTTACTAGCGTCATTAAAGACAATCGAGCCGGGTATCCAACTAACTGGGGAAACGCGCCAGGAACATTAAAAAATGTTTCGGTCGTTACAGACAATTTGTTTCTTGGAACTGCTGGTTACTATATCCAAAACCAACAACGGCAAATTTTTAGGTTTCGTTTGCAAAATACGTCGGGCACTTTGCAGCATCAAATTGGATCGTTGCGCGACGTTACGCAAAACTCTACATACGCAAACAAAATTACTGGCTCTACGTCCGTCTTAAACAATACGCCAACGGGTAATGACGCTACGACCGCATTCGTTGCGGGGGCAAAAATTTCGTCAGCAAGCTCCTCAATAGTTATTTTTAACACCGCTTCGCAAACTAATTCTGATAATTGGTCTGGCTTCTCGCAAACAGCGTTAAATACAAGTGGAACCGCGTTAAATGCATATATTTCAACGCAAACTTTTAATGTAAATGGCGTAACAAGAGCGTATTTAATTGCGGAATTTACCGACGCTGCAACGGGCGCTGATTACGATTTAACTACTTTACCAAGCAGTAAAATCATAGATGTTGCGGTTGAAGTGTTCCTAATTTAAACGGCACTTGACTCTTTTGCGCAACAGCGTACGATTTAACCGTACTGGTGCGGCTCACCAGGGATTCATTAGGAATCAAAATGTCTGAAAATGAAGTAGTAGCGGAACAAGTACCCGCGCCGGAACCGGAAGCTACGGCAGCACCGGAACCCGAAGTTGTTGCCCAAGAGGCAACTCAGCCGGAGGAAAAGCCTGCCAAGACGTTCTCCCAAGAGGAGCTCGACGCACTGGTAGGCAAAAGACTTGCACGGGAACGTCGCAAGTGGGAACGAGAGCAAGCGCTAAAAGCGCCTGAGTCCCAAGCTCAGACGCCCGCCACGCTGCCTGACCGGGACATTGACCCCGACGCCTACGCGGATGCTTTGGCAACCCGCAAGGCCGAGGAGTTGCTGGCCAAACGGGAGGCAGACCGGCAGCAGCGCGAGCTGTTGATGGCCTATAAGGAACGTGAAGAAGCGGCTTTTGATAAGTACGACGACTTTGAACAGGTCGTGTACAACCGATCGCTGCCAATCACGAACGTTATGGCCGAGACGATTCAGGCTTCGGATGTTGGCCCCGATGTAGCATACTACTTAGGTTCTAACCCCCGCGAAGCTGAACGTATTTCCCGTTTGTCGCCCTACCTACAAGCCAAGGAGATTGGTAAGATTGAGGTCAAATTGACCGACAATCCGCCAGTTAAACGAACAACCAACGCGCCCCCGCCGATTAAGCCTGTGACGGCTAAAACCGTAGGCGCGCCGGCCCGAGACACGACGGACCCACGCTCAGTCAAGGACATGAGCACGTCGGAGTGGATTGAAGCCGAGCGTCTGAGGCAGATTAAGCAGTGGGAAGCGCGACGTACCCGCTAACTTCTTTTTTGGAGATTTATTGTGGCTAATACACTTCTTACTATTGACATGATTACGCGGAAGGCTCTGGAAATCCTGGAGAACAACCTCGTAATCACCCGCAACGTGAACCGTCAGTACGACGACAGCTTCGCTGTTGAAGGTGCCAAGATCGGTTCGACCCTCCGCATCCGTCTGCCGGATCGCGCTCTTGTGACCGACGGCGCTGCGCTTCAGGTTCAGGACGACAACGAGCAGTTCACCACGCTCACCGTCGCCTCCCAGAAGCACATCGGCGTCAACTTCACCAGCGCCGAAATGGCCCTCCAGTTGGACGACTTCGCCGAGCGCGTGCTCAAGCCGCGTATCAGCCAGCTCGCCTCCAGCATCGACGCCGACGTGGCAAGCTCGTACAAGAACGTGTTTCAGTCGGTTGGTACGCCTGGCGTCACCCCCGGCACCTCGCTCGTTCTGTTGCAGGCGCAGCAGAAGCTGAACGAAGCTGCCGCTGGTATGGCTCCGCGCTACGCCACCGTCAACCCGGCGGCCAACGCTGGCCTTGTCGAAGGCATGAAGGGCTTGTTCAACCCGGTTGATTCAATCAGCCGCCAGTTCAAGAACGGCATGATGGGCGAAGGCATCCTCGGCTACGACGAAATCAACATGTCTCAGTCGATCAAGCAGCACACCAACGGCTCGGCCTCGCGCGCGGATACCCCGATTGTGAAGACCACGCTGACCAACGGTGCCAACAAGCTGACGCTCGACAACGTGACCGACGGTCTCACCCTCGTCCCCGGCGACGTGTTCACCATCGCTGGCGTGTATGCGGTCAACCCGCAGACCCGCGAGTCCACTGGTGCGCTCCAGCAGTTCGTGGTGCAGAACAGCGTGACCTCGGCCTCGACCGAGTTCGTCGATGTTCAGTTCCTGCCGGCTGTGTACGGCCCGACGCACGCCCTCGCCACGGTCAGCAAGCTGCCGGCCGCCAACGATGTCGTGACCTACGTGGGTGCCGCTTCTGGCCAGTACGCTCAGAACCTTGTGTACCACAAGGATGCGATTACGTTTGCCACCGCCGACCTCCTGCTCCCGCAGGGTGTTGACATGGCGTCGCGTCAGGTTCACAACGGTATCTCCATGCGCGTTGTCCGTCAGTACGACATCAACAACGACCGTATGCCCTGCCGTATTGACGTGCTGTATGGCTACTCGGTGATCCGCCCGCAGATGGCCTGCCGCATCTGGGGCTAATTCTTAACCTTATTCACGGAGTAACTAAACATGGCACTTCCTAACGGTACTAGTGGTTATCAGGTTGGCGCAGGCAACGTCGGCGAGCCGATTATGTTTGCGCAGGGCGCTCCCACGGCGCTGACCGCAGGCGCAACGGCAACCGCCGAGCAGCTTGCGGGTGGTCTTTTCACGTTCAACGGCACGGCGGGCAACCTTGTCCTTCCGACCGTTGCGCTGTGGGAAGCCGCCTATCCGTCCACCTCAAAAGTTGATGCGGCGTTCGACTTCTTCGTCATCAACATTGATGCGGCGGGTTCGGATGCAATCACGGTTGCGGTCGGTACGGGTTGGACGCTGGTTGGTGCGGGTGCGGTCGCGGCGGCTTCGTCCGGCCATTTCCGTTGCCGCAAGACCGGCGACGATGCGTGGACTGTCTACCGCATCTCGTAATGGCAACGCCCCCTACGGGTAACACCGTAGGGGGCACTCTTTAAGAGGACTTATCTATGCCGAATACACAGGCAGTTGGTGTTGCTTTTTCCGATCCCGAGCTTAATGGTGCCGTCATTGGCACCTCTGGTGGTACGGTCGGCTTTTACGGCACGACCCCGGTAGCCAAGGGCGCAGCGCTCACGACGCAATCGACGACGATTACGTTTACGGCGCCGAGCCCGGCTGACTTCGCAATCCAGGACTTGACGCAGACGACTCCGTTTGGCTTCGTTACGAAGAACGAAGGCAACACGGTGCTTTCTGTCATCAAGAACCTTCAGGATCGCGTGAGCCAGCTTGAGGCTCGTTTGCAGGCTTACGGACTGTTGCCGTAACTATGAACATATATCTTCGCCACCCGGTTCACGGACTGAAAATCGCCATCTCGGATGTAGAGGCGGCTATGGACTACGAGCACGGTTGGGAGGAGTATGATCCTTTGGAACCGGCGGCGCGGCAGGATGAACCTGTTGCGTCGCCGGAACCTGTTGCGGCCAGTAACGAGTTAAGGGCGCGGCGCAAGAGGAAAGAGTAAGTTATGGCAACCGCAGGCGATCAGATTAACGGAGCTTTGCGTCTGCTCGGTATCCTGGCTGAAGGCGAGACGCCTTCGGCTGCGATGGCCCAAGACGCCCTGTCGGCGTTTGACCAAATGGTCGATAGCTGGAACACCGAGCGTCTTGCCGTGTTCTGTACGCAAGACCAGACCTATTTCTGGCCCGCTGGGGAGCGTATTCAAACGCTTGGCCCGACGGGCGATTTCGTGTACGTCATCGGCACTCAAAGCGAAGTGCCCATCATTACGCAGAATGACGACTACTTGTCACTAGAGGACGGCAACCCCGTCCCTGAGCAGCAGCGTCCGATTCTGCTTGATGACTCCACCTTTTTCCGTGATCCGACGACCAACGTGTCGTACGGCATTAAGTTTATTAACCAGTTGCAATACAACAACATCGCGGTCAAAACGGTGCAGAGCACCTATCCGCAGGTGATTTTTGTAAACAACACGTTCCCGAACATATCCATGTCGGTCTATCCAGTGCCTAACCGAACGCTGGAGTTTCACTTCATCTCAGTGCAGCGGCTGTTAGACCCGGCGGCGCTTGACACCCAAATCTTGATGCCGCCAGGCTATCTGCGGGCGTTCCGTTACAACTTGGCGCTGGAATTGGCACCGGAGTTTGGCGTTGAGCCTGCGCCTGAAGTGCGCCGCGTGGCGATGTACAGCAAGCGCAATCTCAAGCGTATCAACAACCCGCGTGACCTGATGGCTATGCCGTACAGCCTTATGGCGCGGCGTAATCGCTACAACATCTACGCCGGGAACTTTTAATGAAAACGCCGATTCTCGGATCGTCTTACGTTGCACGCAGCGTAAACGCCGCCGACGCTCGGCTGGTGAATCTGTACCCCGAGGTCATACCCGAGGCGGGCAAAGAGCCCGCGTATCTTCAGCGTTGCCCTGGTATGCGGCGTTTTATGCAAGTCGGCAGCGGCCCTATTCGCGGGCTGTACCCGCTTAGCGGCTCGCTGTTTGTCGCATCGGGTCAAGAGTTTTATAAGGTCGATGAGAACCTTAACGTTACTAAGCTGGGCGACATCGCGGGTAACGACGCCGTGTCTATGGCGGACAACGGCGTCCAGATATTTGTAGCCTGTAACCCGAACGGATACATCTACAACAACAACACCAACGTGTTCCAAGAGATTACCGACCCCGACTTCCCCGGCGCAGTCACGGTCGGCTACTTGGACGGCTATTTCGTATTTAACGAGCCGAACAGCCAGCGTATATGGGTGACGGCGCTGCTTGATGGCCTGTCGGTTGATCCGCTTGACTTCGCGTCAGCCGAAGGTTCGCCGGACGGCTTGGTATCCATCATCATAGACCACCGCGAAGCGTGGCTGTTTGGCACCAACTCCGTTGAGGTCTGGTACAACTCGGGCGACCCTGACTTCCCGTTGACGCGCATCCAAGGCGCGTACAACGAAATCGGGTGCCTTGCGCCGTATTCGGTTGCAAAACTGGATAACAGTGTGTTTTGGTTGGGGTCAGACGCCCGTGGACAGGGCGTCGTATACCGCGCACAAGGCTATCAAGGCGTGCGCGTTTCGACCCATGCGGTTGAGTTCGCCATCCAAAACTACACTGATTTGTCTGACGCCATCGCGTATACGTATCAGCAAGACGGCCACGCGTTCTACGTGCTGATTTTCCCGACGGCCAACACCACTTGGGTGTATGACGCCGCGACCGGCGCTTGGCATGAACGCGCGGCGTTTGAGAAAGGTCAATTCCGTCGCCATCGCTCAAACTGCCATGCCCGTTTTAAGGGCAAGCCGATTTTGGGAGATTTCCAAGATGGCCGTCTCTACGAGTTTGACCTGCGGTATTTCCGCGACGACACGCAGTTGCAGAAATGGCTGCGGACATGGCGCGCGCTGCCGACCGGCCAGAACAACCTAACCCGTACCATCCACCACCAGTTGCAGCTTGACTGCCAGACGGGTGTGGGCGGGCTATACGACGACCCCGGCTTCCTTGAGCAACAAGCGCCTGGGTACATCTTGCAGCAAGACCTTGGCAACATCGTTGTCGAGGGCGAGCCGGAGAACAGCGTCGTTAATCCGCAGGTCATGCTGCGCTGGTCGGACGACGGCGGGCACACTTGGAGCTACGAGCGGTGGGAGTCGCTTGGGCCGATTGGCGCAACGCAGACCCGTGTTATCTGGCGTCGGCTTGGCGCAACCCTCAAGTCGCGCGATCGCGTGTACGAAGTATCTGCCGCCGACCCGATGGTAACGGCGATTATGGGCGCTGAACTCAGGATAGCCGGAACCAGTGCCTAATATCACTAACATCCCGGCCCCTCGCGTACCGTTCATTGACGAGCGGACGGGCCTTATTTCGCGTGAATGGTTTAGGTTCTTAAACAACCAGTTCACGCTGACAGGCGCAGGCACGACGCAGATTACGACGGCTGACCTTGAGTTGACCCCGGCATTGGCGGCTACGGTAGAAGATGCCGTGCCGGTGCTGGAGTCGGAGATACAGGCGCTTAAACTGATGCCCCGGTATCCCGAACCGAATGTGGTAAATTTTGGGTCGTTTTTTTCAACCCAGACTCAAGCGGCGACCGTTATCAATACGGGTTATGCCATTACTTACAACAACGCCGACACGGCGTATGGCGTCTACCGTGATCCGGCGGATAGCAGCAAGATTAAAGTTGCGCGGCCTGCCATGTACAACGTGCAGTTTTCCATTCAGGTGGACAAGACTTCAGGCGGTAGCGGCAAGTTTTACATTTGGCCCGCCATCAACGGCACGGCGGTCGCCAATTCTGGGTCGTTGATTCAGATTCAGGGCAACAACGCCGAAATCTTCTCGGCTGCAAACTTTTTCTTGCCGCTATCCAACGGCGACTACTTTCAGTTATATTTTTCGGTGGACAGCCTTGACGTGCAGCTTCAGACGTTTGCGGCGGCTGCCCCCGTGCCGGCGATTCCATCCATCATATTGACCGTTATGCAGGTGTACGTATGAGCGTATTTCTTTCTCCCTTTGCCGGTGTCGGGGCACAGTTTTTCGACAACAACGGCAATATCCTGTCGGGCGGCAAGCTCTACACGTATGCGGCGGGCACCACGACCCCGCAGGCGACCTATACGTCGTCTTCTGGAGCTACCCCTAATACCAACCCCATCGTCCTTAACGCCGCTGGTAGGACCGCTAATGCAATCTGGCTGACGCAGGGTGCGTCATACAAGTTCGTTCTTCAGACCTCGGCGAACGTCACGATTGGCACGTACGACGACGTGTCGGGGGTTAACGATTTCAGCGTGCAGGGCATTGAGTGGGCGGACATCGCCGGTACGCCCGACACGCTGTCGGGTTACGGCATCACGGACGCCTACACCAAAACGGCCTCGGACGCCAAGTTTGCGCCGATTGCTAGCCCGACGTTTACAGGCACGGTTTTGGTCCCCGACAACGCCCCGGCTAACACGAACTACGAAGTTGGCTACCGAGACGCGCCGCAGAACAGCAAAACGACGGGCTATACGCTGATTGCATCGGATGCTGGTAAGTCAATTTTGATGAACGGCACCAGCGTTACGCTCACAATCCCGGCTAACTCGTCAGTTCCGTTTCCGGTCGGCACGGTCATAATTTTTATTAATGTCAACGCGACTAACCTTTCGATTGCGATTACCTCAGACACGTTGACGTTGGCTAACAGCACGACAACCGGCACCCGAACGCTTGCCCGTAATGGCGTAGCAACTTGTATTAAGATTGCCGGTACGTCTTGGCTTATCAGCGGAGCAGGATTGACCTGATGGGCGGCGCAACCCTCGCAGCGTTCTTTAACGGCAGTGCCGGTGGCGCTGGCGCGGGCGTCTATGATGCGAGCGAACCCGGCTCTGGATCGGTGACGATTCCGGCTGGCGCAACAGGCGCGACGATTGAAGTTTGGGGCGCGGGCGGCGGCGGCGGTAGCGGCGGCACGTATTTCATCGCGCCTGGAGAGCCGGACATTTACGAAGGCGGCGGTGGCGGCGGCGGCGGGTATGCCAAGACGGTACTCGTCCTTGGCGTTGGCGATCCCCTAAAAACAATCAATTTCACCGTTGGCGCCGGAGGTGCTGGGGGCAGCGGTGGCCCGGCCACGGCGGGGACGTTCTCAAACGTCTACAGTGGCACCTACACAATTACGACCATGACGGCAAATGGTGGTCTGCAAGGCACTTCCACGCCGTCGTATACCCAAGGCGCTGGTGGTACGGCCTCTGGCGGTAATACGGTGCCGGGGACGACTGGCAACGGCGGAGCTCTGTTCACTAACGCCGGGGCAACAGGCATAGTTGGCGATAACAGTTTGACAGCCGGATATGGCGGCAACGGCGGTTTTGCCGAAGGCGAAAACGGTGGGAATGGCCGCGTTCGTATGGTCTTTACGTTCTAAGGTGACACATGGCAGTTAACGTACGAGTTTTAATTCCGGCCAAGATTGCCGAGTCTAGCCAGACGACGCAGTACAGCGCCTCGGGCGTGTCGGCCATCATCGACAAGTTTACGGCGACCAACTACGACACGTCGGCTCGGACCATTTCGGTCAACCTTGTGACGCAGTTTGATAACGCCGGCAACCAGAACCTAATCATTAAAAGCAAGACCCTGCTGCCTTCGGAGACGTACACGTTCCCCGAAATCGTCGGCCACGTGCTTGCGCCTGGTGGGTCGATTTCAACGATTGCGTCAGCGGCCACGGCCATCAACATCCGCGCTTCAGGCCGAGAGATTTCGTGATTGTCCGCAACGCCATCGCCGAGGACTTGCCGCGTTACCTGCCGCTTGCGCAGGCGTTCCATGCGGCGTCCCCGATGCACGGCGTCATCCCGTTTGACGTAAACGGCTTTTCCAATTTTTTCTTACAAGCCGTACAAAACTCCAATTTAGGTGTTTGGTTGGCGGAAGATGACGGCGTTGTTATTGGCATTACGGGTGCGTTGTTCTACCCTATGTACTTCAGCCCGACCAGTATGGTAGTGCAGGAGTTGTGGTGGTGGCTGACCCCCGAATCGCGGGGCAAAGGAGCTGGTCAAGCCATGTACAAAACGATTGAGTCGTGGGCAGCCGCAAAAGGCGCCGTCGCGCTTTTTATGATTGCCCTTGAAGATGAACGCGCGGATAAGATGGCTAATCTTTATGCGCAAAAAGGCTTTCGTCCTATGGAACGCACGTATATTAGAGAGGTGGCGTAATGGCCATTGGAACCGCAGCAGCAATCCTTGGCAGCGCTGTTATCGGCGGTGCTGCCGCATCGCGGGGGGCTAGCAGAGCTGCCCGAGCGCAGACCCAAGCCGCCGATCAAGCGGCGCAGGTTCAGCGAGAGATATTTGAGCGGCAGACGGAGCTGCAAGAGCCGTTTCGTCAGGCGGGCATTACGTCGCAAAACGAGCTGCTTCGACTGCTTGGCCTCGGTGGCGAAGCGGGCACACCGGGCTACGGATCAATCGGCGCGCCGTTTACGGCGGAGCAGATGCAAGCCGACCCTGGCTACGCCTTCCGGCTTGCCGAAGGCGAAAAGGCTTTGGGGCGTATGCAGTCCGCTCGTGCGGGCTTGTTAAGTGGCGGAGCGATTCGCGCTGGTGTGCGGTACGGGCAGGAAATGGGTTCGCAGGAGTACATGAACGCCTTTAACCGCGCGCAGGCGCTGATGGGTACGCGCCTCGGCGCGCTTGGCAGCCTCTACGGCGCGGGGCAGGCCGCCGCGCAGCAGGTCGGTCAACAGGCTGGCCAGATGGGCACCAATGTCAGCAACCTGCTCATGCAGGGCGGTCAAGCCCGCGCGTCGGGCTACCTCGGCCAATCGAACGCACTTGCGCAGGCGCTGGGGCAGGCAGCTACTGGCTATGGCCTCTACCGGGGCGGGTACTTTGGCCCGACCGGCGGCGCGCCGAGCGGCGCCAACCTTCAAGCGGTGAATTACATGGGCCCGCAATACGGGAATATGGGGTAAGTCATGGCAGTCATCGGTGCAACCCAGTTGGAGCCCGTCAACGTCCTTGGGCAATACGTTCAGGGGCTAGAGGCCGGGCGCGCGACACGCCGACAGCGTGCGGTAGACGAAGCCGCCATGCTGGAAGCGCAACGCGCCGCAGAGCTGCGCAACTTTCTTTCCACCGCTGATCTTAGCAAGCCCGACGCGCAGAACCAGCTTTTGCGGTTTGGCGAACCTGGCGCCAGAGTGGCAACCTCGTTGGCTGATATTGCAAGCAAGCGCGCCACAATGCGCGGCACGGAACTGGGTAACACCGAAAAAGCAGCGGCGCTTGTCGCAAGTCAAGCCGGCGCGTTTTTAAGCAACCCCACCGCGCTCAACAAGGCCACGCTTGCACCTTGGGTAGCGCAGTCGGTGCAATCGGGTCTGCTTTCGCCCGAAACCGCTGCCATGTTTGACGCTGCGCCGGACGATCCGAAAGTTCTAGCGCGAGGCTTGCAGCAGATTCAAAGGGCGGCGCTGACCGCCGCGCAGCAGACCGAGCAGACTTTCACCTCGCAGAACCTTGGCGGGACTGTGCGTGTGCTTGCTACGCCGACCCGAGGCGGTGGCCCCGCAACCGTTGTGCCAGGGTCGTCGGGTAACGTCACGCTGGCACCTTACGAGCAACAGCGCCTCGCCTTGGAGCGTCAGCAGGAGGCACGGCTTGCGGCGGAGGCAGATCGCGCCGCCCAAGGTGAACTTAATGTTGTTGCTCGCACCGAAACCGCTGCTGATGGTACCGTGCGGTTCTACAACAAGTTTGGCACCTTGCTAAAAAGCGAAACGGGCGCTGGCAAACCTTCGGCTACGTTTGAGAAAACAAAGGCAGCCCGCGAAAATTTACAACGCGACCTTGCTGAAGTTACGGCAAACTTGCGCGAAGCCACTAAAAAAGGCGGGCTTATCGACCAGTCTACGGGCAGTGGGTTTGGTCGCGGCGTTGATGTTGCAGCGGGCTTTTTCGGACAAGCCACGGAAGGAGCTATTGCTACTGGAAAGTTGCAGCCGCTTGCTGATCAAGTTCTTAAACTTGTTCCGCGCTTTGAGGGGCCGCAGTCCGACAAGGACACGCAAAGCTACCGCGAAGCTGCAGGTCAGTTAGCAGACCCAACGCTCCCTAATGAAATCCGTAAAGAGGCAGGCAAAACTATTCTAAAACTGATGGAGCGCCGCCAAGGGCAGTTTGCAATCGGTGACGCGGGGGCAACCGACAGCATATTTGCTGAAGCTGACGCTATCCTTGGGAGCCAGTAAATATGGCCTCGGCGCAAGATTACGCAACTTGGATTGTCCGTAACAAGGACAAGAAGGGCACGGCTGAGTTTGACAAGGTGGCTCAAGCTTATTCGCTTGCGCGGCAGCAAGAGACGCCGGCGCCCGCCGCAATTGCAGAACCTGCCGCCGCTCCCGAGCCTGAAACGGGTTTTGTACCCGTTGCTAAACTGTTGTTGTCCCTCGCCAACCCTGTTTTGTTTGCCAGACAGTACGCGGTAACAACACCGGAAGATCGCGCAACGGCGCTTTCTCTCGGTGTCGGCTTGGCGGCTGGCCCCGTAGCTGGTGCGGGGCTGCGAGCGGTAGCCGCTGGCGCGCCTCGCGTTGCTAAATACCTTTTGCCCGCTGCTAAATCTTTTGAGACTGGCGGTTTTCAGAGTGGGCTTGCGGCTACGGCGCCGAAAACAGCGCAGATTGGCGTGCGAACTGTTGGCGCGGCGGTACCTGGCGCGGCGGCGGGGGCTGTTGCCGGAGGCACAGAGGAAGCCGGTACCGGCGCGGCAATAAGCACTGGCATTGCGTTTGTAGCTCCGCCCGTAGCCAAGGTGCTGTCCAAGGGCGTGGGGGCTGTTGCGGATGCCGTACTTGGTCGATCTGCTGACGTAAGCGCTAACAAGCTCGTTCAACAGACCATCGGCAACGAGATTAACGCTCTCCGCGTTGCCATGCAGGCGCAGCCGGATGCCCCCGCTAGTCGCGTAGCAGCTGACTTGGACTTGCCGGTGCTTCAAGCATTGCTTCGAACCGCTGAAGATGCTGACCCAGCAGGCGTGGTCAATGCGTTTCGCAAAAACGAAACGCAAGACATTGCCAACTATCTTGCCCGTATGTCGGGCGGCGCAACCCAGACCGAAGCACGTGCCGCACGGGCAGGAGCGAAGGAAACCCTTGGCCGCATCACTACGCCAATGCGCGAGGAAGCGTTTGAGGCGGCGGAGCAGACTGGACGCGTTATGCCTCGGCTTGAGCTGTTGGCCGAGGAAAGCCGTGCCGCCGCCAAGGGGGCGGTGGATCGGGTGCGGCGGTTTGTGCCCGCTGCTGATAGGGCGCTGGATTGGGCAAAGAACTGGTCGGCAAGCGGCGGCGCTCGCGCTGCAACGGTAGGCGCGGCTCCGCGCCCTCCGGCAAGGTACACGTTCCCCGGCCAGTTGGCCGACCGTGCCGATGTCCGTGCTACGGAAGCTGCCGCCGAATCGTTGCAAGCAGGCGGCGCTGCTCGCGCCGCCGAAAACACGCTCCAGAGTATGAAAGACCGTGGGCTTGCTCCTATTACGGCGAACACGTTTACGGGTGCCATTGACCGTATGCTGCGCGATCCAGATGTCGCCCTCAACCCAACGCTTGCGAGGGCGCTGCCTCAAGTGCGGCAGATGTTTGATGATTGGGCGGCACAGAATGGCGTCATTACGCCGGAAGCGGTCTATGCCATTCGCAAGAACGGCATCTCCGGCGTCATCCAACAGTTGATGCCAAACGCCGATGCCCAAGCGCAGCGGCGCATGGCCGCCGAAATCCTCGGGCGGTTGCGCCCGGTTATGGACGACGCCATCGAGAAAGCCGGCGGCAAGGGGTGGAAGGATTACCTGCGCACTTTTGAGCAGGGCATGACGCAGATTGACGAGATGGAACTTGCGGATGTCTTGCAGACCGAATGGCGCAAAGGCACCTCCGCCGCCAAGACCAAGATTCTTAATATTCTTTCTGGGCAAGACCCCAAGGTCGTCGAAAAGATTTTTGGCGGCGGCAAGTACAACATTGGCAAAGTAATAACACGCGACAAGCCGTTCCTTGACAAATTGCAGTCCATCATTGACCTTGACCTTAAAGCGGCGGCGCAAGCCCGTGCGGGGCGCGCTTCTTTAGAGAAAATCCAAGCTAAGCGCGGGGCACGTTTGCGCTTTCCGTTTTTCACCCGAGCCACAACGGCTACCAACGAAGTGTTGGCGGCGATTGAAGCCAAGGTGCAAGACGCTACCGCCGATGCCATCATCAACGCCGCTAAGTCGGGTCGCTCGTTCGCGCAGTTGCTTGACGCTTTGCCAACCGCCGAACGCAACAAGGTGCTAGCGCAGTTTAAGAACGCGCAAAGCTGGAACGGCTTTAGCCGCGATGTCGCCCTTGCCGCCCGATCCTTCGCCGTTGACCCAAGGGAACCGGAACCGGAACCGGAACCGGAACCTACAAACTCCAACTTTTCGAGGCGATAATTTATGTTAAAAGGCGCGCTTAAGTCGAAAACTGTGTGGTTCAACGTGCTGCTGGCCGTACTTGGCGGCTTAGAGCTGATGGGCGCGCATCTGACGA